TACACTGAATCCACGACAGGTTGGGCAGCAAGACGGCATGTTGTGGCACGCGGCACAGCCGCAACGTCGAGCCGATGTCCGCTTGCACCGGAATGGGCATCGTAAACACAAAGCAACGCAGGTCGCCATCGGCTTTGGCCGTGAGGGCGGGATAGCCCGGCGTCAGGAGGTCACTATTGACGGTCAGAATGGCCATGGGTTATCTCCTGCGCACGTGGGGCGCGTCGGGGGTGTCCGGCATATCCGGGATCTCATGCAGCGGACGGGAGACCGGCGGCGGTGGAAGGGACACCGCGCCCGTCTGGGCCGCCTGGGCGGCGAGCTGCAGGGCTTCGGCGGCCTGTTCCTCGGGCGTAAAGGGATCGTAGCGGTAGCCGTCCGGAAGGGCGGCCTCCTGCTCGGGGCTCTCCACCAGCACGGACGGCCGGGTGAGATGGTGCAACCAGCAGGGATAGATATGCTCGTCCATAGGGGCTCCAGGGCAGGGCCAGCCTGTCCATGTCAGAGTTAGTCGGCGACGGACCAGATGCGCACGGCGGTGGCCGGACGAATCGCGGCCCAGCCAAACAAAATGTCACAGCGATTAATCGAGGTATACGTGCGGGAATCAAAATCCCGCATGGACTGCATACTGAAGCCATTATCCGGGTCCGTCACGCGCTGCGCTTCGATGTTGCCCGGCGGCTTCTCCAGGTCCACGCACGCGAGGGTAAAGGCGTCCGTGTGATAACCAATGTTCTGCTTGTAATAGCGGTCGGGCAGCCCGTTGAACGACAGCAGGGCGTTATCGGCAGGCGCCGCCGTGACCGTCTGGCGGGGATTGGGCGCCAGGATGATCGCGGGCTTGAACGGAATGGCCACCAGCCCGCCCGCCGTGCTACTCACATCGGCGGTGACGGTAAAATCCTGCAACCGCCCCGTCGAGAGCCGGGAGCGGGGATTGACCGCAAACACGCCCGCCACCTGAAACACGTCGCCCTTGCGCAAGCGCAGCGCCGCCGCGGCGGTCCACGTCTTGGTATTCAGCACGTTCCCGGTCTGCCCGCCGAGGTCCACCACCGGCGTGCCGCCACGCGGGCCGACCTGATGGGTGATGACGTTTTGGTCCATGTTGAACTTGAAGCCTGCAAAGCGGCCCAGCATGCCATCCTCGTAGGCGCTGGCGATCTCCGGGCCACTGTGGAACAGGGCGCTGTTGCTATCCACAATCCGCGCCTGTTCCCACTGGTCCATCACCACCATACGGCGGCCATCGCGGGGCGTGGCAAAGTCATCAAGGAGCGCCGCCGCCTGGCCGTACACGGTCCGGGTATTGACGGCATTGGTCCAGACGCCCGCGCCCCAGGAGCCGCCCCCAATCGAGTTGCTGACGTTCCAGTAACAGCTCTGGAAGCCGGACAGGTCCACGCTATTGGCCAGCTCGATCCCTTTCGGCTCGCCGACCCGCTTCGACCAGTCGTCGAAATTGAAGGTCTGTTCCACCAGGCCCATTTCCAAGTCACAATGCTTGTGGAAATCAATCGAGAGCGGCACGGTGGTTTCCTGGTAGCTCCCGCCCACAAACGTGGGACCGTCCTGCACCACAAACGGGGTGGGCTCCCGGATTTGCAGCACCTTGCCAATCTTGGCGCCGGTAATCGCAAACTGGTTGTCATACTTCCGGTTCACATTGGACGAGAACACAATATTATTCTTCAACACTTGCAGAATGCGCCGTGTGACCATGGTGATGGTCACATAGGTATTGGTATCCGCCATCACGGGCTCCTACCGACGCCGGGAGGCCTGTTTCCACCAGGCTTCAAATTCCGCCTGGCTCATATCCTCACGGTAGCCCGGCGTCGTGGTACGCCCCCCGCCAGACAGCGGCGTCGGGGGCTCGGGTTTGGGGGTGGCCTGGCGCGGCGCGGCTCGAGCCGGAGGCGGAGCTCCGGTCCCGTTGGCACTCGCCCGCAACAGGCCCAGTTCAATCCCGAGACGATGCCAGGGCACCTGATTGAGCCGCTGGATGTCCTCGGGGTGGTCATGGAGATGCAGTACCAGGTCGGGGCCATGCGTGCCCGCCAGTTCAATCGCGGTCTTGAGATTCGGGGAGAGCTGACGGACAACCACGCCGCACCGGTCGTAATAGTCCGGGTGCTGCTGCAACACTTCCGCTTCTCGCTGGCGCACGGCCTGCTGGGCCGCAGCCAATTCCTGTTGCTGCGCAGCTTCCTGGGCCTTGGTCGCTTGCTCGGCCTGAAACGCCGTAAGACGTTGCTCGGCGCGGTAGTCGGCGACCGCTTCAATGTAGGCATCTTCCGCCGCGTAGTACGCCTCCTGGGACGTGAAATCCTCACTGCGCGGGCGCACGGGGCGCGACGGGGCGGCGGGCATGGGGTCCGGCGTGGGCGGCCGTTGGAGGGCCTGGACCGTGCCTTTGAGCATGTCCAGCTCGCGCTGGTACTCGTAATTGCGACGGGTCAACGTATCAATGCGCCGTTGAATGCCCCGCGGGACGGGGGGCTCCTCCTCGGGCGCAGCAGGGGCTGAGTCTGCGTCAGGTTCCGGCGTCTCAGTCCCCGGCTCGGCAGGAGCGGGCGACTCAGGCGGGGGCGCAGCCGGGAGTGGCTGAGGCGTACCGCCCTCTTCCACCAGAATGCCAGTCTGTTCTTCGGCCATCGTGCAACTCCATCAGCATGTGGTACGCGCCCCACATGAGGGCGAGGCAGGCACAGGACCCGGTGCCTGAACGGGGGAGACGAGGATTCCACGTCCGTGAGCCAACGAAAAAAAGGGCGTTCTCGCTCGTGCACGAGAACGCCCTGAGAGGACCGTCGCTCCAGCGGGGATCAACCGCCGTGGACGTGGAATTTTACATAATCAACTTAGACAGCCGCGCCACTTTAGTGGCAGCGGAGTGTCACTCTCCTATAGTCGCAGTAGTGGCGAGGGGCTTGGAGAGGTCAACACTCTCCAAGCTCTGATACAGATTATACCATAAATACCTAGTCATTTGTCGTGCCATTGTTTGATTGCCGCACGCCAATCCGCTTTGTTTCTGCCTCGTACTCGGCGAGCGCCAACTCCAGCTCCGCCATCCGCGCCTCGTGCGCCTGTTCCTGCGCCTGGAGCGCCAGCTTGTGCTCTTCGAGTTGCTGCTTCAGCGCCAATTCCCGCTCTTTATTCTGCACCGCCAGCCGTAACTGCTGATTGTCCATCGTGAGGCTCTGCATGCTCTGTTGCATCTGCATCAGTTGCCCCTGGACTTTCTTCAGTTCCTCTTCCAGGAGCGGGGCTTTCTGCGCAAGCTGCATCTGTTCTTGCGCCTTGACAAACTTCTCGGCGCCGGGCTCATCGGCAATCAGCTCGGGCGGCATCGCCTTTTTCAGGCGATTCGCGGCTTGCTCGGCAAAGTCCACATCCAACGAGCGAAAGTAAATATCCCCGATAGTATGTTGCAACCATTCGCTACTGCCCATAATCGGGCTCAGCTTATCAACCGCGTCCTGGCGCTTCGTCGCAAACGACGGCCCGCCATCCACGCGCGCATCGTACCGGCCCACGGTGACATCGTAGAGCCGTTCCTTCCCGTCTTCATCGACGTAGCGTTGATTGAGCAGCACCTGGCGCACTTGCTCATCGTCGCCCACAATGCGCACGGTCTGCGGGCCATCGTAGTAGTGCGGGATGGCGTCGAGGAGGATGCGCCCGAGATGGCGAATCATCCAGCGCTCATTATCCTGGTAGTGGAAGCAGGCTGTGTTAATGCCCTGCTGGCGCCGTCGGATGGCCTCCCCACTGATGGCCGGGTCCTGATCTTGCACCTGGTCATGGTAGCCGCTAATCGCGTTGATGTGATCGGCCGCCATGGCGACCCCTTGCATCATGGCCTGCACGGCCGGCTCCACGGCGGAGCGTTGGGGTGGAGGCAGTACTTGCCCTGCCACTTGCGCGGGATTATAGGGCAGATACGCGTAGTTGCTCGTGTTCGCCGCGTTCCAGTACTCCTCAAAGCCCTGGAACTGTTCATAGGCGCCCACAAAGGCGTTCTTGGGCGCAAGGGCCACCCCTTCAGTGAACGCGGTGAACCAGTAATTGGCCATCTGTTGGGGGTCTTTCAAGCGCCGCGTCAGGCCGCGATAATCGACCTCCCCCTCGAGGTCCATCTGTTCGCCCACGAGCTGCGCCAGCGGCAGATACCGCCCCAGCCAGTGCGTTTTTTCCAGCACTTCATGGCCATTGATTTTGGCTTGCCAGACCTGCGGGATGCGCGTCGTGCGTGTTTTGAGCACCAGGGGCTGTTGGTCGGGCGTGACGCGCGCCATCGGAAGCACCTGCCCATCCTCCAGCAGCGCCAGTTCCATCGGGCGCCACTCGCGCCACCAGTATTCCGCTACTTGGACTTCGCTGCCGTTGTACCAGCTATCGCCCTCGGCGGCCCAATGCATCGCCTCGAGCGGCAGCCGCTGGTAGGTGCGCTCATAGTCGTCCTTCGCCAGGCGCGTCACGATGAACGCCCAATTGGCGTCCGAGCCATCGGGCATGGTATGCGCCGGGTCCAGATAGACGCTAAACGGGTTGCGAACGGGCACGATGCGCAGTTCCTGGCGAAACGAGAAATCGTCCACGTACACCGGCACGATCCGACAGAAGCCGCGCCCAATGCCGACGGCCTGCTGGCGACTGGTCGTGTAGGCGATATCGGCCTGGCTCTGCTGCTCGATGTCCCGCACCAGGCCGCGCAGAATCTTCGCCGTCTCGGGGTCTGCCTGATCGTCCACAGCACTCACAATGATCCCCGGGCGA